GAAAAGGAGATTGAAGTAAATGACGATCCAATCCAAGCCGAAAACGAAGAAAGCACCGCTAAAGAAACCGACCGTGACGAAAAAGGTCGCTTCAAAAGCAAGTCCGAAGAAGTCGATAGCGAAGCCGATACCGTTAAAGAATCTGAACCCGTGGCAGAAGTTTCTGTTGTGGCTGAAGAAGTAAAACGCCCAACGACTTGGAAGAAAGAGTATGTTGAGATTTGGGACAAGATGGAGAAAGGTGAGCAACTAAACAAAGAAGACTTTGTTAAGTTCGCTGAATACGCTAACCAACGGGAAGCAGAATACAAGAAGGGCGTATCTGCCTACAAAGCAGAAGCCGACAACGCTAGACAGTTAACCGAAGCGATTGGCCCATTTGTTCCTGAACTCCAAAAGCACGGCATTCATCCTGTCGCATGGATACAGAACTTAGGCAGGGCGCACTACACGCTGGCTAACGGAACTTACGAACAGAAGCTACAAGCGTTCAATAGACTTGCACAAGATTATGGAATACAATTAAATTCAGATAGCTTACAAATGCCTGAACAGGCGTATGTAGACCCGTATCAACAACAGTTAATGCAACAGCTACAGGCAACACAACAGCAGGTGCAACAACTGTCAGCGATTCGGGAGCAAGAAGAAAATGCCCGTTTGATGTCAGAAATCGAGCGGGTAAGCAGTAACAAGGAGCGGTTTCCGCACTTTGACATGGTAAGGGAAGACATGGCTCAATTACTTGAGCGAGGGATAGCCCAAGACCTTGAAACGGCTTATGCCAAAGCGGTGCGCATAAACGATGAAGCGTACAAACTGGATCAGGAACGACTCCTGAAGTCAGCAAGTACCCAAGCATCTAAGGCACAGCAAGTAGCTAAAGCTAAAGCAACTGCTGTTAGTCCACGATCCGTTACTCCTAGCGGTCAAGTGTCTAAGACAGATGCAAAGGACAGACGCTCATTGCTGATGGCTAATTTAGCCGATGCAGAGGGCGGTAGGGTTTAACTTAACTTAATAAAGGAAATATCATGGCATTTGCTAATAGTGCAATTACCGATATTATCGCTACCACCATTCAAAGTCGTAGCGGAGTATTGGCAGACAACTTGACGCAGAACAATGCAGTTCTTCAGCGTCTTAACTCAAAGGGCAATGTACGCCCATTCTCAGGTGGTAATGTAATCCTTGAGGAAATCATGTACAACGATCCAGCCACTAATAATGTTAATTCATATAGTGGTTACGAAGTATTGAACATCACCCCTGATAGCCCAATCTCTGCGGCACAGTTCAGCATTACTCAGTACGCTGACTCTGTAACCATGAGTGGTCTAGAAATGCTCCAAAACTCAAGCAAAGAGGCAATCATTGACCTGTTAGATGGTCGTATGCAAGTTTCTGAAGCCCGCCTTTTGAACCGCATTTCGGGTGACATTTATGGTGACGGTACTGGTAACGGTGGTAAGAACATTACTGGTTTAGCGGCCGCTGTTGCTGTTGCTAATACAACTGGAACTTACGGTGGTATCAATCGTGCAAACTGGACATTTTGGCAAAACCAATCTTCCACAGGTGCAGATTCTTCCAGCCTGATCCAAGCCGCTATGACTTCTGCCGCAATCAAGTCCGTTCGTGGAACTGATAAGGTAGACCTCATCGTTTCAGGTAGCACCCTGTATCAACGCTATGTTGCATCCTTACAGGCTATCCAGCGTATTGCTGGTGTAGACGAAGGTGCGGCTGGCTTTGCATCCTTGAAGTTCTATGGTGGTGGTATGTCTGCCGATGTTGTACTCGGTGGCGGTATTGGCGCACAAGAGAATCCGCTTTATATGTATCTCTTGAACACCAATTACATTTTCTTGCGCCCACACAAGGAGCGTAACTTTGTTCCTATCGGTGGTGAGCGTCAATCGATTAACCAAGATGCAATCGTGAAGCTGTATGGCTGGGCTGGTAACCTTACCTGCTCTAACGCTTCATTGCAAGGTATCTTGACAGGCACCTAATCCATCGACTAAATAAGGAAAATTATCATGGCATATACAACTCTCCCCATCGCTGGTGTTGATTTGGATGGTGTTGCTTACACCAACCAAAACTCTGCTGGCACAGCAGTACCTACCATTGGGCCACTCGGCTTACAGACTTTTGGCAATACAGGCTTACGCTATGTATTCGCACAAGCTGGTGTAGCTATTGCGGCATCAACCGCTACCTGCGTAATCAACGCTTCTACATTCCAAGTTACCTTGGGTGCAGGAACATATGTGTCAGGTGCTTCTATGGCATCAGGCGATTATGGCTGGTTCAGCAAGGCTAGTGTTTAATAGCTTTTTGTAGTAAAAACGGGGGGTTACCTTAATTGGTAGCCCCTTTTTTCCTTTTAACAACCTAACTACTTAGGAGAATTAAAAATGGCATTACCTTCAGATGAGAACCACGCAGATAGCCGATTACAGGTGCGCTTTTACAAGCGACCCGTACAACAGGAGCAGGAATCCCAAGAGGCTGGCAGACCAATATTCAAAGAATTTGACTTTGTACACATTTGTGTAGCTGGCGATACTTTGACCGAAATTGATACTTATGTGCTACCTAGCCATAAGACCCGCTTTCCTCAACAATGGGCTAACTACATGAACAGACAGGGTGCAAACGAACCTGATATTGTTGGAACGCCCGTATCGGAGTGGCCGATTGTGTCTAAAAGCCAAGCAGAGGAGTTAAGGGCTTTGAAGTTTCACACCGTTGAAGCTATCGCACACGCATCTGACCAACAGTTACAACGCATGGGTATGGCGGCAGGAATGTCACCTTACGCATTCCGTGACAAGGCAAAGTCATTTTTAAATCTAGCAACTGCTTCCGCTGAAACCGACAAACGGGATCAAGAACTCAATTCTTTGCGTGAAGAACTTGCCAAAAAGGAACTAGAAACTGCTAAAATAAAAGCAGAAACAGATGCGAAGCTGGCTCAAATGCAGGATCAGATGGCCGCTATACTTGCCGCTGTTGGTGAAAAGAAACCCCGTAAAAAAGCGGTAGCCACAGAGGAAGCCTAATATGTCATACACCATGCTCGAATTAGTCCAGCAAGTTACCGCTGAACTAAACTTAGCCGTTCCTACCTATGTAGCAGGTAACACCAATCAGGATGTACAACAAATCCTAGCGTTGATGAACCGTGCTGGGTTTGATTTGGTTAAGGAGTATGACTGGCAAGCATTAGAAATAGAATACCGTTTCTACACCACAGCGATTACTACGACCTGCGATACTGTTAACAATACCTATACCCTACTTAATGTTGGTAATACAACGGGTCTAGATAACACATACAGTATCGTAGGTACTAGCATCCCACAAGATACTTATGTCAGCACCGTTGCAGGGTCAACTGTAACAACATCTCAGCTTTCATCAGCAACTAGCATTGGTGGCACGGTTACTTTTAGTAAAACCAAGTACGACTTACCCGCTGACTTTGAAACCATTACAGACAATACTCATTGGGACAAAACGAAACATTGGCAAATGTTGGGAGGTGAAGACGCACAACAATGGCAATGGCTAAAGTCGGGTTATATCTCCACAGGCCCACGGATTCGCTGGCGTATTTTGGGAGATTATTTTCAAATATGGCCCCCATACAACACACAGGAATATTTAGGTTTTGAGTACCGTTCTAAGGGCTGGGCAAGAAGTGCCGCTGGAGCAGTTAAGAACAGCTTTACTGCTGACACAGACACTACCGTGCTTGACAATACGGTCTTGGTCTTAGCGACAAAACTCAAGTATTTCCAAGTCAAGTCATTTGATACGACCGCATTGCAACAAGACTATATGCGCTATCTTAATGTTGCCAAGGCTAATGACAAGGGTTCAGCTACCCTATCCTTTGCCCCATACCCAAGCAAAGTGCTTATTGGTTACGCTAACATCCCAGACACTGGCTTTGGCACTTAATCATGAATCCATCTAACGCCATTTTTAATTCGGCTTATTTGAGATTGTTGCACTCCATATTCGGTGGCAATTTCTTTTTGAGTTCTAATATCCGCACGAATAGAAATAACTTTGGCTTTAGTCAATTTAGCCCAATTACATCTTTCGCCCGTATTGCTTGTGCCATGTTTCAATTTGTCAGCATGGTTGTTTTTAGGGGTATCCCATCTAAGATTTTCAAGTCTATTATTTTGTTGATTTCCATCATTATGGCAACATTCCATTCCTTGCGGTGCTTTGCCAACAAATGCTTCAAGCACCAATTTATGTGGTCTTACAATTTTTTGTTTGTTGTTTTTCCAAAGTCCAAGATAAGGTCTGCCGTTGCTATCAATAGTTATTTTTTTCAATTGTTTGTTTTTGCTAGAGCGTATGTTTCCAAAGTTAGAAACCTCGTAAATACCCTCAAAATCAACAACATTAAGCCAATTTTCCATAAAGATTCCCGTATGTTAAATATGGGGATATTATAACATGGCGGTTGCTAAGAAGTTTACCGCCACCACAGCATCCTTACCATCTCCCATTGGGGGCTGGAACGCTAGGGATTCTTTAGCCGAAATGAACCCGTTGGATGCGGTTCAGATGGTTAATTTCTTTCCAACGCCTACGGATGTGACCCTCAGAAAAGGCTACACCAAGATTTCTACAGGGATTACAGGTCAAGTCTTATCGTTAATGAGTTATTCAAGCCCAATGACCACAAAGCTGTTTGGGGCAACAACAACGACTATTTATGACACTAGCACCTCTACGGCTACTATTAGCCTAACAGATAACACCGATGGTAAGTGGGTGCATTGCATGATTACAACTGCTGGTGGATCGTTTATGCCAGCCGTAAACAATGTTGACCCCATGATTGTTTATGATGGTACACGGTGGTCAAGGAGTGCTACGACATCAACGGCTCAGACTATTTCAAGCATTACTAGGGGTGGTGCAGGTAACCTAACCGCTACCCTAACGACTGCTAGTCCTCATAGCCTTGTTACAGGCAACACCATAACAGTTGCAGGTGCAACCCCAGCAGAATTTAACGGGACTTACCGAGTAACCGTTACGGGTGTATCAACCCTTACTTACACGATGGCAAGCGCACCAAGCGGTAATGCGACCATCATGGGTACTTACACGATTAATTACTACATTACAGGTAAAAATTCTAATACATTTGCATATGTAAACTTGTTTAAAGAGCGCCTGTATTTTGTTGAAGAAAACTCGCTTAGCTTTTGGTATTTACCCGTAGATTCAATAAACGGTGCGGTAACTGAATTCCCCCTTGGTGGCATCTTTAGGAACGGTGGCTACCTACAAGCAATGGGAACTTGGACTATTGACGCTGGTTACGGGGTAGATGACCTAGCTGTATTTGTTACGAGTAACGGAGAAGTCGCTGTATATAAGGGTTCTGACCCATCTGACCCTAATGATTGGGCTTTGGTGGGTATTTGGAACATTGGACAGACTTTTGCCCGCAAGTGCGTATTTAAGTACGGTGGGGATTTGTTACTTTTGACCCAGCAAGGGTTAGTACCACTATCGGCAGGACTACAATCCACCCGCCTAGACCCACGGGTCAATATTACAGACAAGATATTTTTTGCTATTAGCCAAGCGGCAGACCTTTACTCTACTAATTTTGGTTGGCAGATTAACTACCTAGCCAAATACAATATGCTCCTGCTCAATATCCCCGTAACTACGGGTTCTGAGCAATATGTCATGCACAACATTACAAAGTCATGGTCTAGATTTACCAATATCTCAGCTAACTGCTGGGAAACCAGTAATGACGATATGTACTTTGGCGGTAACGGTTATGTAGCCCGCTTTTACGACTCATTTTCCGATGACTCTGACAATATCAACGGGTTTGTACAGCAAGCCTACTCGTATTTTGACAGCCGTGGACAGCAAAAACGCTTTACCCTAGTACGCCCTATCCTACAGACAGATAACGGCTTACCGACCGTTCTATGCGGTATTAGCACGGATTTTGATACCGTACCATTAACTAGTCAAATTACTTTTAACCCATCCACCCTAGATGTAGGGGTTTGGGATGTATCCACATGGGATGACACCAATTGGGGTGGCAATCTAATTGTGACTAAGTTTTGGCAGGGCGTAACAGGTTTAGGCTACGCAGGGTCAATAAGTCTTAATGTGGCAAGCCAAGGAATTGATTTTCATTGGGCAAGTACCGATTATGTGATGGAGAAGGGTGGAGTCATTTAGTGCTATGTTTTGATAAAGACTTGTTAGGGCCATTCATCGCCCAAAAGTTAAACATGGTATGGACACCCGAAAATTCCACCACAATTGGTTGGGTAACGGATCAAATAGAATCAGTAGTGTGGTATGAGGACTTTAACCAAAAATCGGTGACCTGCCATATTTACCTTGAAAAAGGATTAAATCGGCAATACTTATCTACCATTTTTGATTATCCTTTTGTACAATTGGGGGTAAGTAAGATTATTGCCCCAGTAATTAGTAGCAACGACAAGTCGGTAGAGTTTGTCAAGAAATTGGGGTTTGAGGAACAAGCACGATTACTTGATGTTTTTCCTACTGGAGATTTGTTGTTTTTTGTAATGTCAAAAGACAAATGTAAGTTTTTAGGAGAAAAGTATGGGAAAGTCGGCTAGTGCGCCACCACCACCCGATTACACAGGGGCGGCAAGAGAAACTGCGGCAGGTAATTTAGAAGCGGCACGGGCTAATATTGCCGCTAATCGTGTCAATCAATATACCCCGTATGGTTCGCTTGAGTACGAAGTTTCAGGTGAGGATAAGTTTGGCAATCCAATGTGGAAGGCTACCCAATCCCTTGCTCCCGCCCAACAACAGCTTTTAGACTACCAAAATCAAGCAAGTTTAGGTCTTGGTGAGTTAACTGGTAAAGGCTTGGGTTATGTCAGCAATATGCTGGAAACCCCGTTTGATGTAAGCCAATTACCAAGCACAGGGTTTAATCCTAGTCAGTCATACCAAGATGCTTATATGCAAAGGCTTGCCCCACAGCTTCAACAAGGGCGTGACAAATTACAGCAGGATTTAGCCAATAGAGGAATTGATATTGGCTCTGAAGCGTATGACCGTGCTATGCAAAGCCAAGCCCAGCGTGAGAATGACCTTCTTTTGGGCGCAACAACCCAAGGCTTTGGGGTCGGTCAACAGGCAAGACAGCAAGGTTTACAAGAACAAGCGTACTTGCGTAATGAACCATTGAACACCCTAAACGCTGTACGAACAGGAGCGCAGGTTCAAGGGCCATCCTTTGTTAACCCAGCACAGCAAGCTAATACCGCTGGTGCTGATATTTTGGGTGCTACGCAGATGGGCTACAACGCTAATTTAGCCGCATCCAATGCTCAGAATGCCGCTAACGCTCAAATGACCCAAGGTTTATTTAGCCTTGGTGGTGCGGCAATTATGTCTGATATTCGTACCAAAGAAAATATTAAAGCTGTAGGTTGGTTGCCTAATGGTTTACCCGTATACGAATACGAGTACAAGTCTGAGTTTAAGGATCACCCACTAGCAGGTCATGGAACGCATACAGGCGTGATGGCGCAAGAAGTAGAGGTAATGTATCCAAATGCTGTAATAACCCTTGATAACGGCTACAAAGCCGTAGATTACGGAAGACTATGAATCCTTACATCCTACAACCACAACCGATGCAAGATGTTAGCGGGCTACAACCTGTATTTCAAAACTTTGGGCAACAGCAAGCTAATCAACAAGCGGCATTAGCCCAGCAGAATCAGTTAGCAAACCAAGCAGGGCAAAGCCAAGGCGGTGGCGGTATGAACCCAATCGCTATGGCTATGATGTTGCGTAAGCAAGACCCCAATCAGCAAAGTTTAGCAAGCAAGATGGGTGTTTACGCTAAATCTATTCCTGCAATCATGCAATACGGTTCTGAAAATGTATACGGTGGATTTGGTCAAGGTCAAGTACCTACAATGACCACAGGAGAGAATTAAAAATGGCTGACATTGGAACATTAACCCCCGATCAAATGCTGGAACAGCAAAAGATATTGCGCCAGCAAAAGATGGCTGAAATGCTTATGCAACAAGGGATGCAACAACCCCAAGGACAGATGGTTAGTGGGCGTTATGTTGCCCCCAGCATATTCCAAAATTTAGCTGGTTTAGCTAACACCTACATGGGTCAAAGAGGTATTGAAAAGGCAGAGCAAGCCCAATTAGATTTAGCTAAACGGTTACGAGCAGATGAAACTTCTGCTATGACTGATTATTTTCAACAATTACAACCTAAACCTGCTCAACCTGCACCTGCTGGTTACGAATTAATTGATGCTGGAACTCCAGCAATACCAGCTAATCCAAGAGCCGCATTAGCAAACTTGTTCGCTAATCCAAAAGCATCACCAAGATTGCAAAACATGGCTTTTAACAAGTTAACTGCTGATCCTGAAGGATTTATTTTGCCTGAAGGTTCTACCCGTGTTGAGAAGCAACCTGATGGAACTTATAAAGTAGTAGCGTCAGGTGGAGATAAAACAAGTCCTGAATACAAAAATTATTTATTAGCCACAAAAGACCCTATAAACCCTTACAAAGGTAGTTTTGTAGATTACCAAACCATGTTGAAAAAAGCAGGTGCGCCTAGCGTATCTGTAAGTACTGCTAACAAATTTGCTACTGGATTTGCTGGTAAAGCTAGTGAAGGTGCATACAATATGGCAGAACAAGCATATGCCGCACCACAGGTTATTGAAAATGCTAAACGCACTATTGAACTTGTAAATAGCGGTGCAATGACTGGTACAGGCGCAGATATAGCATTACAAGCCGCAAAAATATTTAATGTACTTGGTGCCAGTAATCAAGACACAATTACCAAAACTGAACAATTATTTTCTAACCGTGGTAAAGCAATGCTTGGTTCTATTAAAGCATCAGGTCTTGCTGGTAGCCAAGGCCTTACTGAGGGTGAGCGCAAGTTCTTAACGCAAGCTGAAGGTGGTGCTATTACTTTAGATAAAGATACGCTAAAAGCAATGGCAGGATTAGAAATTAAACTTGCAGTACAGGCTCAAAAACGATGGAACGCACAAGCAAACAAGATGGATAAAGAGGTTCTTAACGCAACTGGTTATGGCCCTGTTGAAGTTTACACAGGCATTGGCACAATTGACACAAGCAATCCGTTATTAGCTCCAAAACGATAATATGGCACTAGAACAGCTACTTGGTAATACCGATTACGAAACCGCAAATATAGCGACTAAAAATGCTATTTTTGAAAAGTTTGCTAAAGATGACCCTAATTTTATTAATGCTAATGAGGCAACTAAAGAAGCTATACGGGATCGGTTTGGTATTAGCCAAAGGGCTATTGACCTACAGTTTCAATCCGCTGGTACACCAAGCGTATTAGACACTAGAAGCAATGAACGAAACCTTGGTGGCATCGTAAAACAAAGTGCTATTAAAGGCGTTGCTGGATTAGGCGATATTGCTGTTGGATTGCCAAAAGATATTCAAAGTCTGTATCAATATTTTTCAACTAAAAATGCAGAAGTTCCTGTTAAATCACGCCCTGTAACTGGTTTTTTACAACGCCAAGGTGTTTTAACACCCGAAAACGAACCAAATAACCCGTTATACAAGGCAATTGACTTTACTACCCAAGTCGCTACAGGCGGTGGGGTAAATCCGTACACACTAGGTCGTTCAATAGCCACCAAACCTTTATTACAAGCTAGTGGTGATATTGGTAAACAGTTTGGTCGTATTGCTGTAGCAGGGCCAATCGGTAGTGCAACGCAACAAAGTCTAGAATACATTGGTGCAAGTCCAATCCAACAAATGATTGGTACGGGCATAACAATGGGTGCTACAGGTGCGGCAACTGGTGGCGTAAGGTCTACCCCTGCTGATGTAGTAAACAGGGGTTTGACTGGCGTAACACCCGCACAATTGCGTTTAGCCGAGATGTTGCAACAAGAGTCTATAAGACTTGGTATGCCACTAACAGGCGCAGAAGCTATTGCTCAAGTGACGGGTAATAAAGCATTAACGGCTACCCAACGATTTGTAGAAAACGCCCCAGCAAGTTCTGCCACCATGAGTCAATTTATGGCTGGTAGACCTGCTGGTGTACAACAAGGGTTTGGCAATGTAATGCAACAGGTTAGCCCTAATGCGCCTACATCTGCTACCCCATTTAACCTACAGCAAGCAGGTCAAGATGTAATCCGTGGTGCTGAACGGGGAGTTACGCAAAAAGTAACGCCCTTTTATCAGCAGGGCATGAACCAAATGAATGTTTTAGGTGCTGGTAAACCATTACCTATATTGCCTAACGAGATTGGCGCATTAAAGCAAAATTCAGCAATAGATGACGCTATTAACCATGTAAGAAAAGACCCATATTCAGGCGTTAAAGGTTTATCTGAAAATAACCCACAAGTATTGAATGCCGCCAAGATATACCTTGACGCTCAATACCGTAACTTTTCTAAAGCTGTATCGTCAAACGAGGATAAAGCTAAAGCCGCCAATGCGTTTGGCGCAAGCCGTGAACTAGATCAATATTTATCGTCTAAGTCACCTACTTATGCCCAAGGCAGTACCAATTACGAGGTAGCACAAAAAACTCAGATAACACCATTAAAGCAAGGCCCAGTAGGTCAGATAGCAGAAGGTGCTACGGGCGCAGATGTTTTAATGCCAGCAAAACCCGTATCTTTGTACCCTGCTGACATTAAGCGCACGGCAGACCTGTTACGCAGGAAAGACCCTAACGCAT